CCAAGGTACTTGGGGTGGTTATACCAACACGAATATTGCCTCCTTAATCGAACAAGCGATTACAGGCGTAGGTGCTATTACCGTGTCAGGTTCATCTAACTATAACGTGTTTGCTAACTCAAAAAGTGAAGTTAAATATTCAGATTTCCAATTCAATGCTGTGGCTATATCTTGAACCATCGGATTGTATTTTTCTACAATAGTTGAATAGTCCCACCAGATTAGCTGTTCACGAGTTGTAATCAATGCTTCAACATCGTCAAGTTGATTTTCTTGCAGTAAGGCTAGACGGCATTGGCGCATAGATACAGTAATTACTTCTACAGACGTTTGCGGTGATGATGGTGCATCAGGGTATTCCGTTGTTTCACTAGTTTCCAAATTATGCTCATATCTCATGTTTTATCCTTCGTACAAAATATTGACAGAACCAGCATCAAACGTGTCTGTGCCGTTGGTAGTTGTTAAACGGATGCGGTCTAGGGTGCCTGAAAGGGTTACTGCACCTGATGAAAATGCTGCGCCAGCTAAATCTGAATGACCAACTGCACCTTGGCAAGTCCAGATATTAGAACCTAATAGCGTGAAAACAACAGAACCTTGTCTAATTGCTCCAGCAGTCGCCAATCCAGAAGAATCAATATAAAAGCCGGTAGTACAAAGAACTGTACCTACAGTAGAAACACCAGTTGATACGACATTTCCTAAATATCCGCTTGATAGGATGCTACCTGCACCCAATTGAATTTGAGGAATAGACGTACCATTCGTGCTAACCCCATTAAACATCACAGTAATACGCTTAACCCAGCTTGGGATACTTGTGAAATCAATCGCTGTGCCGGATGTGGTAGCAACGGCAGTACCTTGGACTATCCGAGACATAGCAACGCCGCTATATTGCGGTGTAGTCATGTTCCACGTTGCTGTGTTACCTGTACCTGTGAATGTTGGGGATACAGAAAGCACTACACTACCTGTACCAGTCGATGTAGATACACCTGTGCCCCCATTAGCTACTGCCAGCGTTCCTGCTAAAGTAACAGCCCCTGATGATGCTGTTGATGGTGTTAATCCTGTGGTTCCTGCACTAAATGTTGTAACACCTGTCGCAGTTGGAGAAGCCCATGAAGGTAAGCCACCAGATAAGGTTAATACGTATCCGTTTGTACTAGCTGCTAATAAAGAGGTGGTTCCTGATCCTGATTGATATGGGATTGATCCCGCTGCACCACCAATAATATTTGTTGCACTTGTAGCGCTTGTAGCCGTACCAGCTAGATAGTCAATGCTAGAAACAACATTAGTGCCGTTGCAATACAACATCATAGTTTTTCCATTAGGCACGGAAATACCGGTACCTGCTGAAGTCTTTAATGTAATAGCAAACCCACCTGTTGTACCGTTCTTAACGATATACGTCTTAGCTGCAGTAGGGCAGATCACATTGATTGCCGCAGTTAGTGTGCCTGTTATGTTTAATACAGCATTACGAGCCTCGTCAGAAGCACCATTGGTTACAGTCAGCGTATAGTTAGATGAACCTGACACGGTAATAGCACCTACGCCTGTAATCGCTTGTTCGATTAAGGAGGCAATATTCGTGTTGGTATAACCACCCCAAGTACCTTGGTTGGTCCCGTCTTGCTGGATAATCAGCCGTAAGCTTGAGGAGTATGTGTTAGCCATCTATGATGTCCTTAATTTGAAAACCGCAATATCGCGCTATCTGCAGTATTAGCTGGAAAAGTCACAACGAATGTTTGTGTCGATGATTTATCTGCACCGAAGTCCAGCACTGCAATAGACTTGTTACTTTTACTTGCATTATAGATTAATGCTCCACGTGCTGTAATAGCCGCACTCCATGAAGGATCTGCAAAATCTACATAAGCTGTACCACCTGATGACCCAATGCTCGGAGACAAGAGCCTCTGTCCACCTGCAGTGTATCCTGACGCAACCACTTCACCCGTTGCTGTATACACTGTTGTGGTTTGATCTAAGCTTGCATCAGCTGTGTACAGGGCGATGTAAATGTTATCCGTTAATAGATTGTGTATCGCTTGCGGCAGCTCAACCTTAAAGCTTGTGGTTTGTGTCTGAACTAAGCTCATATTACATCACCTTCAGTTTAACTTGACCGTCACGATATGCATCACCACGCTCTTTCCCGTCACCCAACATTTTCAGCAGGGCTAAAGCCTCTTGATATCTATTTTGGTATATAGCTATTAAGTCAGGTTCACCTTTTAAGAAGTGATATGCTTCAACAATTGAACCCCACAATAAAGCGGAATCAAAGTTATCACCTAACCATGTCTGTCCTGCAGTAACAATAGACTCTGGATAATAGAAATACTGAAGCTCTAAACTGTACGCACTGTTAGGAGTCGGCCCTAATATAAACCTAAGTTCTGCGTCATCAGCCACTTGACCTCCAAACAATGCATAGTATTTGGGTTGAGCCGTTGTAGCTGCGCTAGGGTATGCCTCACGGATGTAACTTACATCTTTATCCAATAGGAAATAATAGTCACCCAGCGCATCAATAACAGCCAAAGAAAACGTAGATAAGTAGTCATTAGGGCAGTTTAGGTACGGGCTACTTGAGGTAGCAGTCAGCGTAGCTGTTTTGCGCAATGCAGGTAACTGCACAGAATTATAGATACGCTGTTCCGCTTGCTGAGTAAAATTCGCAAGTTGGTCTGCAGAAAAACTATTCTCAACGTAGTCTTGAATGTTTGTGCAAAGCTGGGTGTAGGTCATCATAGTGGTAAAGTCCTATGCCATAGGTCCGCGAGCCATTGTGCCTTTTGTTGCAGCGCCTGTGCCACGGATTTTAATACCATCAGTTTTTTCTGGTGCATAGTTATACTTACCCACGTTACCGGCAGAGATATTCAACTCAGAGATACCATTACCAGACTTAGTAACAACACCTTTCATATCGACTTCTTTGTAACGACCAGCATAAGCTGATGCAGGTTTGTTTTCTTTAGCCATTATTTGCCACCTTGGTTTTTAGCTCGGGCCATATTGCGACCGAATTTACGGAGGTTTTGGTTAGTGACGGTTTTTGCTTTACCACCTTTAGCAACGTCGCCGTCGATGCCTTTTTTAGCACCGTCGTCACCTAAGTTTTTACCTTTGGTTTTGCCTGATTTAGTAATGCCGTCTGCTGCTGATTTGTATGCCATGTTGTACTCCTAAGATACTGTGATTGTAACTGTGCCGACAGAAGTTGTCGCCACTAAATAATTCGGTGTTAGCCCTGCATCACTTGCTCGTGATCCACCGACAGGGTTCCAGTTCCACTGAAACACTCGACTACCTTCACCTTGATACCCATCAACACCTAATCCTGATGTTTGATAACTGTTGTCTGGGCGGGGTTCTCGTAAAGCCCAAGCGTCTTGTACAGGATACATCCCTAATTGTAACTGGGGATGATCTGGGTTCCAACATTCGGGACAAGCTTTAATGCTAACTTGTTTGGTCTTAATTGTTAGTTTACGTAACTCTGCAAGTTTATACCGCTGATTGCATATATCACAAAAACCAAAAGCCCATTTACCAACTGCAAATTTAGTAGCCATTTAACGTCCGTAAAACAAAACTCTAGGAACAAAACGATCACTAGCCTTTTCACTATCCTCGTCGGCTGCCAATTGGAACTGTTGCTCGTAATCAGCTTTAAGCATAACTATGCGATTTGGGTCTACGTTAGGTAGTTTAGCCGATAAATAATAGGCCAGACCTGCAACCATCGCGTTTAAAAAGCGAAACGGAATATCTTGTGTAACGTCACCATTACCAGCATCCTGAATGCGGCGTAGTCTCCAGTACACAAAGTAATAGTATGGAGTAGATACAGAACCCTGATCTGGTGTAGGCCACACATTAATCTGTGGATTTGCAACACCGGTAACCGGATAAGTTGCACCGGACTGTCTATTAACCCACACTTGAATCGGTCTACCGGTAGCGTTCTTATTAGGGATAGTCGCATAGGTAGAGGATGAAATTCGGTTAATGTTGATGTCAGTTTGCTGTTGCCCTGAACCTGTACGTACAACTTGGTCTAATAAATCAATGGTGTCTACAGGCAGATCATAAGTAATCTGGTTAGGGTAAAGCGGAATAACACCTTCTTCGATTGTCCAAAGATTAATACCCCGATTCGCCCATTCGATTGTCATCAAGTTCAACGAGCGTCTAGCTGTACGTAAATCATAACCCGTGCGAAGTTCTTGCCCACAGCGTTCAAAAGCATCTTCGACAATGTCTGTGATTGATAGGTTAAAACTGCTGGTTCCTGATGTCGTCATGCCCAAACCCTCAACGGTGTTTTTGGTTCGATTTTGTAAGTATCTAAAACAGGGATTTCTTCACCCGCTCTGACATTCACATGATAGCCGTCTATTGCCGCAAACGCTGGGTATTCGTTACCATCTTCATCTTTCAGCATTTTACCTGTCGGTTTATGGATTGTACCGATCACGTCAACCGATGCATTGATATCCGCTAATACTTTGTCAGCTTCAGCTTGGTCTTTAAACTTTAAGCAGTAATCAATCATGCTGTTAACCCTTGTAATGTGCCGTTAGGTAAACGTGTTGGGTAGTATTTGATGGATTGGATGTGACCAGACATTGGACGTATTAAGTCCCACCGATTACCTATCTGCATTTGATTTACAATTGGGACAGTACCAACTGTATCAGCAATTCCTAAAACACCATTAGCCGAGATTTGAAAATTATTAGTTGCAAAGCTACCTGCAAATTTACCAGTTGTATTAGCCGCAAATTGCGTGGCATTGATACTGCATTGTTGTACTGATGTATCAACAATAGTCATATTTTCATTACTATATTGTGCGCTTTGTATATCAATAAGGTTTGCGCTAGAGCCATTTGAGACAGATATTATTCTAGGGAAAGCACCTGATATACTGGTTCCATTATACATATCAAAGCTAGTAACAAACGTCCCCTCACTCTGGTTATACCAACTGCTAAAGTTACTACCCACCATGCTTGCATTATCTGCCGCACGAGTTACGGTAGCTGAGGTTGTTGGGATGTATGAGGTTGGTAAAGCGCCTGCTTCTAGTTGCCATGCACTATATGAAGCTCTGCCAACAGCCGTACCACTAGCACCAATACCTACCCTAATAGCTGCGGCAATAACTGTTCCCGTTGTAAACGTGATAGATACTTTCCCAGTACTGTCAATTGAAGAAACACTAGCTGATAGTGTTCCTGTTGCATCAGTCAAACCCCCAATAAGCACAATTGTAGTGCTTCCTGAAGTTACATAATAGGTATTTCCTATTTCTCCTACTCCGCTAGAAGTGGCTCTAAATACTATAGCATTAGAAGCAGATACACTAGCTGATATATATTGAATAGATGCGCTATAAGGAGCAAGTGATCTACTAAAATTAAAAGCTGTTACTACTGCTGCTATTGTATTAATTGCTGTTGAACCTGTAGATACAAAGAAAGTAGTAGCATTATTTACAGGTAATGTACTTCCAGTTATAGCTACAGTAACTCCATTTACAATAAAAGATCCTGTTTGGGGGTTAACAAATCTAGATAAACTAGCACTAGTAAAAATAAATGAAGCTGTATTTTGACTTGCAGGAAATTGAAAATTTATACCAAAATCAGCTGAAAATGCCATGTTAGCATTTTGAGGTACACTATATGTAGGAAATGAAGTTGATGTTCCTAAAGTATAATAGGAATTACCATTAGAGAAAGTAGAATTAGGAATATCAAATACATT